TGTAGTCGTTTTGGTAAATTATCCCTACCGACACTCATCACCGAACTGACTGAGATGCGACAAAGAAATATAGTCATCGTGAAATTATTGAATACATTACTGAAGACAACTCGACAGATTCTAGTGTTGAGTGATCGACGATTTCATTGTGAATTATTACATCAGTCATTCCCAAAATCATCTGGGCTGTATATGGGTGGTATGAAGGAGGAAAAATTAAACGAATCGAGTAAGAAAAGAATAATATTCGCGACGTATAGTTTGGCACACGAGGGTCTCGACATCCCAAGTCTCGATACGGTCATATTGGCGACACCTAAATCAGACATCGTTCAATCAATTGGGCGAATCATGAGAGAAACGAAGGGTAAAAAAAATAATCCACAAATTTACGATATGTTTGATCAATGGTCTGTGTGCTTCGCGATGTATAATAAACGTCTGCGAGTTTACAAACAAGGTGGTTTCAACATCCCTAAATCAAAAGAAGAACCAAAAGATACAAATATATTTTCAAAGGGTCAATGTTTTATTGATATTTAACCGATTTTACCATTTTTTCTAGAATGGTAAAATGAGTATTTATTTTTTAACGGCGTCCATGACCGCGAGACACAAAACACCAGCTATGAAAAAGAGTACAACGTAATTGCACTCAGTCTCTTCTAAACCACCTGGGTTTGGAAGAGGTTTCACAGATGGCTTTTTCGTGACGGGTCGGCGCGGGGCGAGCTCCTCTGATTCGAAAGGAGCATAACCGATCATCTATATATTACTTAAATATTTAATTCCACGGATTTCTTTGGTCGCTTCCCACCTCTTTTTCCCTTCGCTGTGGGAGTCACTTTCACTTCCTTGACATCTCCCTCATTTTCGTCATCGATCGGTGTCTCGACAATATCCGAAATGGATCCATCATCGTCATCCTCCTGTGGTTGCGCTTGGGGCTGTGGTGCTGAAGTGGACATGGGTGGTGGTGGAGGCATCATAATGTTGCCCATCAAGCTCGAGATATCGACACCGGGTCCCTTCATTTCATATCGCTCACCCGGCGCGGTGGGGGCTTGTGCAGCCTGTTGGGATTTCGGCACCGTATTTTTAACGGCGTCCAACATCGTATTCGCAAGTCCTGGATTTTGCTTCATGATGTCGTTTACATTGGGCATGATCGATTTCATCATGCTATTCGTCAAGTGGAACATCATCGCGCTCCCACCCAACATCATGATGAGTTTCAGTTCAGGCGCGACGTGCATCTTCGTTCGATATTTGACGTACAATTCTTCGAACACTTCATCGTAATCTTCCACGCTGTCCATCACATTTTCTGACCAACCTTCCAGCTGAATCTCGAATGGATTGTATTTTTTATTTAAAAACTCGATCCCGGTACAACACGCCACCAGCATTCTCCTCGAAAATTTAATACTCTTATCTACATCTATACTATATGTAATTCTCTTTACTTCGGTTCGTAAATCATCTATGTTAGAATACGCGTTGAGACGCTTGTTGACCGTGAAGCCGCGTTTCTCTAATCGACCCAGCTTATTCACCAAGTCCGCCTTTTCTTCATCGATTGAGTTATACCCAGCCGACGGTTGTTCTTCCTGTGGCGCGGCGTAATCACCCATGCCGATTCCATCGTCAATAGGATCATCATACTCCCCGTAATCCACGGGTGCCTCTTCCATGGTCGGCTGAGGAATGGTTTGTTTGTTGGGGTTCGCGAAAGCACCGATGTCTTCCTGTGGCTGTTCTGAAAAGTTTTGCGCTGGTCGGAAGCTCACGGGCTTTGGGACTCTTCGAGCGCTGCGCGGTTTTGGTGGTTGGATACTGATCTCATCCATCAAGGCTTGTTCTGCGTCGTCGAGTTTCATGACATTGGTGGTGCTTCGATCTAGTACGATCTCGCCGTCCATTAATATGTATCTATAATCTAAATTAATTTCTTTAACGCACTTAAAAAAATCTTATATTATTATAAACATGTTGAACAATACCAACAGAAACACCCTCAAATCGATTGTCATATTATTCGTACTTTTGTGTATCTTAATGTCTTTCAAAACCACGGCTGAAAAGACCAGCAAGTACAGGCCACGACCAATCGAGACTCAGCCAGTGTCCGAAAAGTCTATATTTGAATTAGAGAATTCTCTTAAGTGCGCGCCGGGAAACCCAGGCTCCGGCTACTATAGCTCTAACAAAACACCAGGTGGCGTGTGTGGCGACCAAAAGGTCGTGTCTGATTCCGCGGATGCCCAGATCATCGGTGGGATCGGTGGGTCTTTAATTTAATCTAATCATATAGTAATATGAGTAAAGCTGGATCAACTTTGCCAGACTTCGAATACGAATATCACACTGTCGCCGTCGATACGATCGGACAGTCTAGTAAAAATAAATTTTCCGTGTATCTAGCGAACACGCTTGAAAACGTCGTCCAAGCTAAATTGTTAGCCGCGCGAATCGATACATCCGGTACGAATGTGTGTCACGTATCGATCGATCAACTCGACTCGAATTATTCGCAGCGCGCGACGAGCACCTTCAACGGACAGGGTTCAATGTCGATGATCAACAAATCTTTTGGTTCGCTCATTCAGAATGGATCGAATCCGATTACTTTCAGGGATAGCTATGACATTGAGCGGGAGTACGCGACCCCGATCCGAAAATTGGATCGCTTAGACATATCTCTTTTGAAGCAAGACGGCGCTGCTATCACAAACGGTGGTGGTGAAAATGTTTTCATATTTAGGTTCGCGTGCAAGAAGAAGAACATGCCATTTACAAATTAATTCATAAACTTATAAACCTGTAATGCTATAATTCGATAAAATTATAAAATTACTCTATTATAAATGTCGTCAGGTGTGGTTCAACTCATTGCCGTCGGCGCTCAAGACGAACATATCATCGGTGAACCCGAGATAAGTTTCTTTTCCTCGACTTTTAAACGACATTCTAATTTTTCTCAGTCGATTTCAAAGTTACACATCCAAGGTGCTGTGACGAACGATACGCTCTCGACGATTCAGTTCGACCGCGCAGGTGATTTATTGGGATACGTGTATTTCACCATTTCGCAAAATGGCGAAGCTGTGTATTCACACGATTGGACACAGGTAGTTAAAAGTGTGGATCTGTATATAGGTGGTCAAAAAATTGATTCACAGGATGCTATTTTTACAGAAAAAATTGCGATCGATACGTTCGCTCAAAATGTTTCGAAGAGTTCAAACGGACCACACCCTGGTGTGAGCTCGAGTTCATATTTTTACCCATTGAGATTCTTCTTCTGTGAGGGTCCACAAAACGCTCTTCCTCTGATAGCTTTGCAATATCATAACGTTGAAGTTAAAGTTAGATGGGGTCCAAGTGCCGGTAACTACGACGTTGAAGCTTTTGCAAATTATTACTATTTAGACAACGAAGAACGTGGTAACATCGCGTCAAGAAATAGAGACATGCTCATCACACAAGTCCAAAAGAACATCCCATCGGGAGAGAAAACGCAAGAACTCATATTTAGTCATCCGGTAAAGTATATAGCATCTACGGATACGACATCGACCGGTGCGCTCGTCTCAACTGACAATAAAATTAAGCTTGAAATAAATGGGTTAGATATTGGAGAATTTAGGTACGCGAAGCCGCATTTCATCGACGTCGTCAACTACTATCATACGAGTTTCGTGACGTCGCCTGATTTCTTTTTACACTGCTTTTGTCTCTCAACGAGCTCACTACAGCCAACAGGTACGTTAAATTTTAGTAGGCTTGATAATGCTAAAATATTGAGTGATACTAAAAATATAACAGATCCGATCTACGCTGTAAACTATAATATTTTAAGAGTCGAAAATGGCATGGCAGGATTGTTGTACGCAAATTAAAAATGAAAACTAATATTAAATGGTGAAGAATTCAAGTGTGAATCAACCTACGGATAAAATTCGTTTAGGAATCCACTCAAATTCGGAACAGCCAGCAAACTCTATCGTGTTTAACGCGTCAAAAGAAAAACTCGCACATGTGAAAAACAATGGACTTTATGTTGCTCCAATACGAGCAGACGAAGGTTCAAATCTTTTGGCATATAATCCTCTCACGAAAGAAATTGTGGATATCGGTGGTCAAAAATTAAAACTCAAGCACCTCGAAGTCGAAAATCTAGAAGTCGAAAATAAAACGATCAAAAATGAAAAATTTAAATTGTATCCGATTCTGGATATCGCTGAAAATTCTTCAAATAAGGAGACGGGTATAACAATACATAACGACAAGGGAGAGGTCAATATTTTAAACAGTCAGGGGGGAGTTAAAATTGACTCTGATTTAGAAGTTGATGGTAAGATCAAAGCGTTATTATTAGAAGGCGATGGTGGGCTCTTATCGAATCTACAGATTCAAACAGAAGTTCGTCAACATTTTGACAATATTTACGTTCGAAACGAACTTCACGCGGATGGGCAATATTTACGAAATATAAAAAAATCACAAATCATTGATTTTGAAAATAATTCACACGCGTTCGATGAACTCGCGGTATCTAGTTTAGATATAAAAAAATCTGTACACGCGGGTGGAGACGTATATTGTACGAAATTGTATGGTGACGGTTCTCACCTTACGGGAATTCCAAAAACTGAGTGCGTAGAAAAAATAATAAATTCGATCGATACGCGGGTGAGTGAGATAAACGACAATGTCTCAAATATTGTGAAACCGATTCAAAATCAAATAGCTTTGAATAAAGATGATATATCAAAATTCAAACCGGTGATGGATGATGTGAATCAATTAAATTCAAAAATAACTGAAATCCACGATATAAAAACCGACCTACAATCTATACATGATATATGTGATTCATATAAAAATTCTATTCTTCACGCGGAGGGAGTCACAGAAAAAAATGAACAAAATATAAATAAAATTAACGCGACTCTAGAAACATTTGTCAGTGAAAGTGAGTACCACAATTTGAAATCTGACGTGTTCACACAAAACGATAAAATTGAAAGCACGTCGAATCAATTGACCCAATCGCTCGAAAAATTAAATTATATCTGTCAAAAAATCGAAGATTCGGACAAGGATAAAATTAACTACGCGAGGAGAGATGATTACGTTCAAATGAAATTAGACCTCAATTCTCATCAAAAAATGCTTGTTTCAACAATAGACGATGTCGAACGAAAACATAGGACATCCGAGCAATACTATACTAAGACGAACTCAATTTTAAAAGAAATAATCGATCTCAATGAAAAAATAAAAATTAATAGGGATACGTGTGGTGATATAATCAATACAAATAATTTAAACGTGACTAATTTTCAAGTTAAAGTTCAAAAAACGAATCTCGCGATCAATGATACGAATCGCGCGATCGATGAACATCAAAAAATTCTCGACGCGCACCAAGCTCGAGTAGAAGAATTAGAAAACACGAAATCGTTAAAAACAATTCCACACTCGATCAACGTCGCGAGTAAACTAGCGAAGACATCTAGACTAGGTGAGATAGAAGCCATCGAGGTCTCCGCGCCTTACGGAAAATTAGCTGACATTTGTGGATACACGAAAGCGAATAACGGCACGACGTCGGGCAATCCCGGTGGACTGTTGTTTCGAACGATGAACCCACAGGGATCTTTGACGAACGCGATGTCTCTCGATGCAAATGGAAAGGCGACAATCGGTGATCCAACTAAAAAGGACCGAAATCCACCCGCCATACTATCACTCAATTCCACGACACTCGGGTTTTTGCCACCTCGAATGAGCACAGAAGAGCGCGAGCAGATTTTAAATCCGACTCCTGGATTAATTGTATTTGATACGGCGACTGACTCGTTATGTATCTATAAAAGCACCGGGTGGATATGTATATCGTGATATTCAGAAGCGAAAAATATTCAAATAAAAATCATGACATAATATAATAGGCATGGTCAAAAATATAAGCACCATCGACCGTTCCGAAAAGGTTCGGATAGGCAAGCACATGCCCGCTGTTCAGGCTTTGAACTCGATCGTTTTGAACGCGTCGTCGAACGTGATCGAAGCGCCAAACCCCGGTTTGTACATGGCTCCAGTGAGACTAGGTGATTCAAGTGCTTCCAACGCGTTGGCGTACAACGCACAAACCCACGAAATAGTCGATACGGGTTTAACGCCAGAAACAAATCTACAAGGTGTGATGGTGTTTGGCAATACGACGACGTTAACAGCTGAATTCAATAACGTCACGACTGGTCTCGTAACACTTGGAAATGTGGGCATCTCTAACTCAAACCCAATACATACACTCGATATAGGTTCAAACGTTTCGATTGACGACGATGGATCAAATGTGCTCGATGTCCGCGGTAACGTGTTTGTGTCACAGACAACGTTTATCACCGGTAACCTCCACGTTCTAGGCGATACAACTCTCGTGTCCAAACAAAACTTAATTGTCGACGACGGAATCGTTGAAATCGGGCAGAATAACTACGATAGTTTATCGGCGACTGATCTTGGTTTCGTGATGACTAGAAGCCCGACCGAAGCTAACGTCGCATTAGGGTTTACAGAAACGGACGACGTATTCATTCTCGCGCACACGCAGAGCTCCGCGGATGGGAATCATTTAGTTCCGGATACCTCGAATGCGATTTCGATGCGAGTCTACGGTAACGTCGCCGCCGATAGTTTCGAAGGTGACGGTGGTTTATTATCGAATATCGCGAGTAATTTGGAACAGATCTTAAATAATGGGAACGTTTCATCGAACATAATTCAACTCACAAACGCGACGGATGGTCTCGTCGCCACGGGGAATGTCACAGCCGCATATTTTAAGGGCGACGGGTCAAAACTCACCGGACTAGTCACGACCCTCCAAGACGTTTCGGATAACGGGAATGTGACCGACAATGTACTTCAGCTCACAAATGCGACGGATGGTCTCGTCGCCACGGGGAATGTCACCGCCGCGTATTTTAAGGGGGACGGATCAACCTTGTCCAATATTGCGTCAAATTTAGAGCAGATTGTGAATAATGGGAATGTCTCATCTAACACGGTTCAATTTACAAACGCGACGGATGGTCTCGTCGCCACGGGGAATGTCACTGCCGCATTTTTTAAAGGTGATGGTACGCACGTGACCAATGTCCTTCACATGAATGAATTCGATAGTCATGCGGCGAACCTTAGAAGCGAGATGACCGCGAATACAGACACGATCTACGCTGAGATGGCGTCGAACACGGTTGAAAATAGAGGTTTTTCAATGTTTAATATCGCCGCGAACGTCTCGACACTAAAAGGGGAAATGCGCGCGAACACGCTCGCCATGCAAAGCAATTTGGATTCAAACGTCACGAGAATTGAAGTACTTGAATCTGAAGGACTTTCAAACGTCGTTGATAGAAACAACGTCTCGTCGAACACGATTCAACTCACAAATGCGACGGATGGTCTCGTCGCCACGGGGAATGTCACCGCCGCGTATTTCAAGGGTGACGGTTCAAAACTCACTGGACTAGTCACGACCCTCCAAGATGTCGTGGATAATGGGAACGTCTCCGACAATGTTATACGTCTCACAAACGCGACGGATGGTCTCGTCGCCACGGGGAATGTCACAGCCGCGTATTTTAAGGGGGACGGATCAACCTTGTCCAATATTGCGTCGAATCTAGAACAAATCGTAAATAATGGAAATGTCTCATCAAATACACTGCAATTTATTAATACGGGAACATCACTGGTGACCAGTGGGAAGGTCGGTGTAAATCAAACAACACCACAAAAAACCTTACACGTCGGTGGCGAAATTTTAGCGGACGA